AACTCGCCCATGCCATATATTCCCGACATCTGTGTTTCATATAACTTGTTGAGCTGCCAAATGTCTGGAGCCGCCGAAGGTGGGCGCATGTAGTCCGGCTTTTCTCCGGCAGAAGCATTGTACGTCAGGAACTTCTCAGGACAGTTGCTCAGGATGTCTTCATTTACTGCACCCTCGGGGCAAGTCATTCGAGGAATAGCATTCAATTCAATCCCGGTTTGCAGTAGTTGGAGGAATGTGTTTTGCGCATCCTGCATCGGCGTGCACAGAACCGCCCGGCTCATTCCGTAGGAACTCTTCGTGATGTCGATATCCGTCAACAACAAGTAAGGCAGCCTCTTGTGGGCATAGGGATTGTTTTCCCGCAACAGGATTATCGGCTCATCTTTCTTGATGAAATATATGTGACTTCCAAGCAAGCCATTCCAAGGTCTTCCACGCTCCCAATAGGAATAGATGCACACCGTGTTGGAGGTGGATGTGTCTACCTGGTTGCTTGGTCTGTCTACGATGTCCACGGATTCCGGCTGCTTTACGTATTCTTGGAGCTCGGTTGTGAAGTCTGGAAACCTAAAAATGGCTTCGTTGAGATCCATGGGTATTTCTTCGATGCACCAATTCGCATCCGAGAAACGCTGAGCATCCGGCTCAACATGGAATCTATCCAAGGCAACAGCGTGGATGTCGTAGTCGCCTTCCATGGTGAATTCATCTTTGAGCGGGTCGAAGTTATCAGGAACGTCTACAGGCTCTTCTCCGCCTTCGCCATCCCACCCGATAAACAGCGCCCCGGCTCCATATTGGGCACAACTCAAGTAAGGCCCGGCTTCCAATACCTCCTGTAAATCCTTCACCTGCTTTACGTGATTGATTACGGTTTGGGCGAACTTTGCCGCCATGGCGTTGGAGTGGTCGTCATTAAACGCCCGAAAAGTAACAGCAGGCTCGGAAATGCAGAGCTTGCTATGCAGGAACAGCATCGCTTTCGTGAGGTGCAGTCCCGTTATCTGCGGGTGTGAGCCTTCATTGAGTCCTCCTGGATTAACCCACAGTTGCGCAGCTTGGCCAGAGTCAAGTCCATGGGAAAGCCCTGCAGATTGCAGCCCCTGGTAGGCTGATTGGCAAGCGTCCCACTCAATTTTTAGGCTTTCTCGTTGTCTCTCGCATGATTCCCACTTCTTTTTTAGCGCGGAAACCACTTCTTCATCGGATTGTATGCGTATTCTTGCCATCAGCGGGCGCTCCTGACTGGAATGACTACGGTCTCAGCCCTTTTGCGGGCCTTCTGCAGCTCTTCTTTTGTTTGAAGGATGCTCTCGGCGCACACCAGCAAGTGTGCCTCCCCTACCTTGAGCTTGGCCCGAAAGCCCCGCTGTGTAAGCCACAGTTGTTTGATCCAATATCCCTGAATTACCAATCCCACCAACAAAACACCCATCAAAACGTATGCTCCAATCATCATCTTGTCTGTCTCCTATTTATACACTGCCTAAATCCTGCCAAACCCCCTGGGACGAAACCTCGCGTCAGAGCTGTCTTGGCCGCAGGGGCATTTCCCGCCGAAATTTCTTGCCTGCGTACATACTCCTGAAAAAGCCAATCGGATTCATCATGGGGCCGGGCTGAACTTATCTTTTGTGGCAAAGGGACTTCCCGTGAGAAGTACATAAGGCAGTCTAGCATATGATCATCATATTTTCTCACGGCTCCATTTTCCCTGAACCGATATTCCCGGAGTTGGCGCACGACTCCCGAAGCCCCGTGGGAAAAGAATACTACTTGCTTGTTTCCCACCAGGGTTTTTGTCATCATAATGGCATGGTCACGGTTTTTGTAGATGCTCGGGCGAAACTTCACTTCCCGAGCATATGCACCAAAGAACCCAGCAGAGTTGTCATATATGGACAAAGACCAAGGGAATCCCTTGTACGGGGCCTTCTTTTCAATCTCTTTTACGATGTCCTCGGCTCGGGCCAACACCTTCCCCCACTTTAGTTCACTGGAGTCGTAGCAATACCACACATTTGTGGCGGGATCTTCTGCGAATTGGCACAATCCTGTGATGTGGGCGGAAGGGTCGGCCACCCGCGCCCTTCTCCAGTGTCCCGGTATTGGAAAGTCTTTTACTGTCTCTATTTCTAGACCAGCGAAGATATAGCCACCCTTTGCCTCAAAATACCACCCGCCATTCAATCGGGATTCAAGTTCATGGTCGGACATTTGTCCCCAGGTTGCCAAGACATTGCCCAACCTTTCGGGATTGTCCCGATAATGGGGATTGTCTTTCACCGACCAGGAGAAAGTCTCCACCATTGGGTGGGCTTCAAGAAAGTCCTTGATTTCCGACACGGGATTCAGTGGTGTGAAGCCCATGATCATGATGCCGTCCACGTCAAAGGTTCGTGTCAACAGCTCCGTGATGATCATGACGTTGGAAGGCATCTCGTCAATGAGAACTACATCAATCGAGGCTCCCATCATCGACTTTATATCTTGGGAGTATGAGCGAAACTCAATGATATCGCCATTCCGGCAAGTGACTTTGTCCACATTGCGTTGGTTGGTGAAAGTGACGTTATCATTTCCCTCATCGTCCGTGTAAAACCATTCCGGAATGAATCCACGGAGATATTTCTTCCACATTTCCTGGGTGGTGAATTCATAATCAGGCCCGAAAACCCAGAATCGTTTTCTCGGCGTTCTCAGATATGTTTCCTCATCCCACTTCCCCCCGGGCATGTTCCATTGGCTGTTGTACGGGTGGGTTCTGGTGATCATCCAAGCAAGCTCTCTCGTAGTGGTAAAGGTTTTACCTGAACGATTCCCAGCGCGGGCCAGCTTGATGTGAGACCTCGATGAGAAATATGCAATTTGCTTCTGAAACGGAATCATCTCAGGGTGGGCAGGATTAAATAGGTGGATATCCCTGTTGCGCCTAGCCTTCTTTGCCGCCACGATCTTCTGAATGAGCAGCAGTTTTTGATATTTCTCCTCGTCTTCTGGTCTCATTTTTTAATGCCTTTTTTTAGCGCTTTGCCAAACAGCTCTTTGATGCCTGGAACCATTGCCTCTTTAGATACAGACTTCGCCAAGCCCTCCAAGAACGTGGAAGGAATGGGCTTCCTGGTGGATTCCCTCAATAGCTTCTCTCGTAATCCGGGAGACACAGCCGCATTGGAGCCTTTTCTCAGCAGATCGTCCAGAAATTTGCTGGCCCTGTCTGCCTCTTCCTGTGCCGCTTTCAAGGAAATCTTGCGTGCCTCGGTTGAATTTGGGTTGGCTTTTAGCCACGCTACCTTGTCTTTGGTAGCCTGTGCCTTGTCTGCTGCTGCCTTCATCTCGGGGGCGCGGTTCTCGGGAGTGTTTGGGTTTGCTTTATATGCAGCCACAGCAGCGTCGATTGCTGCTTTCTTGTCTGCCTCTACCCCTTGGGATTTGTATTTACTCATACCTTTTTTGAAAGCATCCCGGATTTTCTGGAGCTCTTCTGGATTTTCTTCAGGAAGCATCGGCTTGGGAGCAACAACTTCCGGAACGTTTCCGGCTTTTACACCTTTGTTCCTGAACGCCTCCCGTATTCTCTGGAGCTGCGCTTCTGAATCTTTCGGAAGTTTCGTTTCAGGGAGGGATTTTTCATAGGCTCCCTCCTTTCCGTAATTCGCCACCACGTCATCCATTACTGCCTTGATCTCCTCGGGCGTGCGCACGGGAGGAGCGGGCTTGTTGGCAGCGGCAGAGACATGGGACGCCAGCATTTTCTTCCGCGCTTCGGGAGTGTTTGCATTTGGTTCCGCCCCTTGGGAAGCCTGCTCGGCAATCTTTTGCGTCCGGGCTTTGTTGGCAGCAGTTTGAGCAGTTTCATCCGAAGCTTTGGAAGCCGCTACAGCGTCATCAAATGGCGTGGTGCTTGCCTTGGCCTTCTGTTCCTCTGCAACTTCAGCCATGAGCTTCTGAATCTTTTCTGGAGTGTCTGCCACTGGAGCGGCCTCAACCGCCGGAGAAACAGGAGGAGAAACCCGGCCAACGGGTGGGCGGGCATTGGCCGCCGCTCGCTCTGCTGCTTTACTCTTCAGGTGGTGCGCGCCGATTGCTCCCGCCCCGACCGCGCCCGCAACTCCCAATCCCATCAACCAGGCAGGAAGCCCGGAGGATTTCTCTTCGGTTGCCTTTGTCGTCTCCGCTGCGGTTGTGTCGGTTTGCGCCGAAACATCGGCCGAAGGGAAGCCGCCCCCGCCGCCCGAGGAAGCTTCCCCAGGAAACCCGTAGGAACCCCGCGCCGCAACCGGGCCGCCGCTTTGCTGCTTGCTTGCCAAATATGCGTCATACTCTTCTGCCAATTGCTGAGGAGTTCTTATTGCCATTACGGTGTAACCTCCAGCCCGTGAACGACAAAGGCAAGTGTGGAAGCGTCCGTGACGTTTATCCAAACACTTTCACCAGCGCCCATGCTGAACAAACGGGTTATTGCTCCGCCGAAAGAAATAGGGGTGTCAAAGAATATGTAATCAGCATTCGTTGGAGTTGTTGCACCGGAAGAAAGCAAAGCCAGCTTGAATTTTCTATCAAGGGCGGAAATGTTTGCAATGCTAATTTCTCCCTGCGCCTGCTTTCCTGTAGGAACAGTGTACACCAGAGTACCAGTTGTGGGGCAGGATTTACCTAGAATCTTTGATATAGTAGACATGTTTTAGCTCCAGAAATATGACCATCTGCGCGAGGACTCTTCAACAGGGGCAATCAATGTTGACTCGGAAAGATTTTCCCACCGGGTGCCTCCCTTGCCATCAGATACAAGGATTTGTGCCTCTCTGCCCAACCTATTTGTTTTAGGGCGGGCCAATGACAGAACAAAAGCGCTAGGGTTGTAGGGAATATCAGCCCGGCCCGAGACAACCTGCATCGATGTGAGGAACAACATCTGCTCGTTGGCGGTGCCGGAAGGTGAGGTTGTTTCCACAACAACATGGCGTCCACCAACGGGAGCCCGCAAGAAAATCACAAACTCTTGCAGGGAACTTGTCGGAGTGCAGACAACGGTGTCTGTCGAAAATGCCATCGGGCCGGTGTGGAGTTCTTTTCCAGAAGGAACCAGTTTTGTTCCAGAGTTGTCCGTAATGTATATGTTTATTGTGGGAGTTCCTGCCAGCTTTTTAGCCGAGAACCGGAGGGTTGTCCACAATCCGTCAAACGTAGAAACTCCATTGGTTTCTCCCTGATAGCTTTCCGCCTTGGTTTTTGCCCAGCGGAAAGACG